ACAGTTGGACTTGCATCATCAGGTTCAGGTGGTAGTAATGCAGTTACAGCAGGTCAATGGATAGATTTTGCATTGCAGTCAGATACAGATGTAACTTCATCAAGTGCAGAGTTTTGGATAACATTATTTTTTATAGCAGATTTAAGTAACACAATATAAGGAAGATATGATAGACGCAATAGATACATTAAAAACAACAGGAACAGGAGTAGGAGGATGGTGGCTTTCAGTAAGTGGCTGGCTACCAGATATAGTAAGCCTATTAGTAGGGATAGCAACATTAGTATATCTTATCCTAAAAATAGCAAAAGAACTAAAATAAGGAGATAATATGGCTAAAGCGGATAAAGGAGTAGTTAAAAGAGCAATAGTGACCCCAGATAAACATTTCCCTTTGCATGACCAAAAGGCTATAAATTGTTTAAAAAAGACAATAGAAATAGTAAAGCCTGATGCATATGTAGACTTGGGAGATGTAGGTGAATTTCATGCGTTTTCTGCGTGGAGATTTAAAAGAAAGCAGAAGCCGCCTTTAGAGTATTTAATAGATGACTTTAATAAAGATGTAAGAGATGTTAATGATGGAATGGATCAAATAGATGAATCTTTAGATAAAGCCAAATGTAAGGAAAAACATATTACAGAAGGTAATCATGATAACTGGTTAAATATGTGTGTAGAAGCTTATCCATATTTACCACAATTTAAATTTGCCAATGCTGTTAAGTTAAAAGAAAGAGGATATAAATATCACTCGTTTGGTAAGCACCTCAAGATGGGGAAGCTTTACTTTTACCATGGTCACCAGTATGGTGGTCAATATCACACAGCAAATCATCTTAGAAAGCTAGGATGTAATATAATGTACGGGCATTGGCACGATTTGCAGCATATGACAGCAACTCATATGGATGGGCCTAAAGCAGCGTGGAGTATAGGTTGCTTAAAGGACATGAGTACAGAAGCCAATTCATGGCTTGATAATAGAAATATTAATTGGGCTCATGCTTTTGCAATAGTTGATTATTATAAGAATGGTTTATTTACTGTTCATATAATACAAATAATAGATGGTAGAACCTCTCTTTGGGGTGAATTGATTGAGGGATAATGGACAACGCTGTAGCTATAATAGAAAGAGTTGGAGTCCCTGTAGCAATGTGTATGGCTTTTGGATATTTCATATGGAAGCAAAATCAGTTCATACAGAACGAATTACAGAGAGAGATGAGAGAATCATTCGGTAGATTGGAAGGTATCGTTATAGGGCTAATTAACGCTCTTAAAAAGCATACTATCGATGTAAAAGAAATTAAGGCAAGTTATACCTCACTTGTTGGTATATTAGAACGGTTGATTAGAAAGGAAAAATGATGATTTCAGGTATGTTAGCAAAAGCTGTAGTGAATTTAGTAGCAAAACAATTCAAATTAGAAAAGATACTTGCGTACGTAGAAGATCCTAACGATGCAGACAAGAGAATTGATGAATTAGAGCTAGATGTATTTGCTTTAAAAAGAACAATTAAAAGTCTAGATTTAGGTTGTAAATGTAAGTGTTGTGAGAAACCAAAACCAAAAAGGAGAGCAAAAAAGTGAACGAAATAATAAAGAAAGCTATTATTGAACATTTGTTTAATGATGAAATGAAAGCAAATGTAATAAAGGCTTTAAATGAAAATATTGATGTACCATTTATAAGTGAAAAGACTGAAGCAAAGATATTAGATGCTTTATATTCATCTGTAGAGGAAGTATTAAAAGATGCAATCAATAAATCATAAAATAGATTATAATTGGGAGAGGGACTACACCGCTCCTCCTTGGTTTTCTCAGCATGTATGCTGCGATAGTTCGCTTACTGTTGTGTATACCTCTCCCGATAAATTAGAGGAAAAAAGTGCCTAAACAGATATATAATATAAGAGCTTTTCATGGTGGATTAAACAGTAACTCTGATGCTAGAGATATAGCTGAAAATGAATTACATGAAGCTGTAGATATAATGGTTGATAAAATAGGTCAAACAAGGATGATGGGGGCAGCTTCTACTATGAGTCCTCCAGCTGCTAGGGCAAATTCTATTGAACCAGGATATGGATTATTTCAATTTAGCCATGATAGGCTTGGAGCAAATGTTGTTTCTGCTGACTATAGTGGAACTCATACTGGATCTGATCACAGCACAATTATGACTGATAGTGCGGCTACATTTCCAGTAGATGGGTTAATTGGGGCAACAATAAATAACATTACTGATGGTAGCTCTGGCACTATTACAGATAATACGGCTACCACAGTAACTGCTACTTTGACTGGTGGTGATGATAATAGCTGGGACGATGCAAGCAATGATGCATACACAATAACTGATTTTCCCATAACTGGAGATGATTATTTAGCTTTTTCTGATCCAGATACTGATGGAAAAGTATCTATATATAGCAGGGTAAATAATGTTTGGAGTGATCCAATAACTGGAATGACTAATAATACTGGCGGGCAAAGAAAAGATATTTTTTATTTTGTTGATGGAAATTTAAGAATATGTGATTCTGAGTTTGGGAACACTAATACAAATAAATGGTATGGCTATGTTTCTAGATCTCATTTTACGATAGAAACAGATGGTTCAACTCTTAGTACAAAAATTGATTATTCAAAATGGATTTTATCAGACCAACAAATGCCTGCTCCTACCAGAGGTTTATTATTTAATAACACATCGGGAGTTACTGGATATGAAGCTAATGGTCAAACAACTGGAGGAACTTCTTCTACTACCCTTATAGATACAGGTGCCTTTGGAGGCTTTACAGACGCAGACTTTGTTGATAATGATTATATAGTTGGAAAAACTGCTGATTCTAAATATGCTACAATATCATCATGGGATAGTGCTAATCAATTAACAACTACAACTGTTCCAGGCGATTGGGAAAATAATGATTATTGGTTTATATATCCAGCACCTGGAACTGGATTTAACGTAACTTTATCTTGGTTAGGCTCTTCTGGTACGTGGGGAGACGCTATTGAGTATTCATTTGCTTCATCTTTTGTATATGATGACAATCAAGAAACAGATTTATATTATTTTAACCAGACACATTCGTCAGTTAATAATGCTAGATTACTTCTTTCTTTTAGGTGTACAGGTAATTTTGATGCAAGATATACTGGTTATAGATTATATTATAGAGAAACTGGCTATAGAGATAGTCCCTGGCTATCTTTAGCTGAAATCAGCCTTATTAGAGGGGCTAGATCTGCAGAATCAGAAAGTTGGAGTGGCTGGACTCATTATTCTGGAGGATGGGAAGATAGCTCAGGAGTTAATGTAATACCACGTATGTGTAGTTGTCTAGTTATTAGTCCTACTACAGCTTTAACATATTCAATATTAAGTGGTGTGCCTGAAGATAAAAGGATTACATCCCTTAAGTATAAAACTGCTGTTATTGCAAATAGAAGGGCTTATATAGGCAATGTTCAATATACAGATAATAATTCAATAGTACATACAAAGGGAGACACTGTTATAAAATCTCCTGTAAATCAATTTGATATATTTAGCTTAATTGGAACACTTGAAGTAAGTATAAATGATGGAGACAATATAGTTAAGCTTGAATCCTATGCAGATAGGCTTTTAATTTTTAAAAAGAAAAAATTAGAACTTTTAAATATTTCTCAAGAAATAGAATTTGTAGAAGATATATTTATGCATAAAGGAGTTTCTCATCCTGCAGCAACTTGCGAAACTGATTTTGGTATAGCTTGGGTTAATGAGCAAGGTTGCTATCTATATGATGGACAAAGAGTTAATAATTTACTTGAAAAAGGTGGCAGACAAATAATAAAAGAAAGTGATTGGGCTACTTTTGCTACAGCAAATTCAATGATTGGATACATTCCAAGCAAAAGGCAGATACTAGTTGTGAAAGATTGCACGCATTCAAGCGCTGGAGATGTCTTTCTTTATGATATAGTTACTCAAAGTTGGGTTTACGGAAATAGTAGGTGTTCAGATAGTATAAGGTTTACAAATTTTGTAACAGATTGGAATGGTGATTTAATCTATATAGAAACTGATGATACTGGAACGCCTAAAAAATGGTCTGATGCCTCAGGATCAAGCACAGGATTACATATACAAACAAAAGATTTGGATTTTGGACAACCTGGAGTTAGAAAGAAAATATATAAAGTCTATATAACTTATAGAGGTGATGCAAGCAATGTGCAAGTTAACTATGGATCAGACGGAGGAGCCTTGTCAGGAACTTTTTTTACTATAACAAGTGGGACAGATGGATCTACAACTGGGGGAAGTGCTGCGGAAAAATGCTTAAAGAATGCAGGTACTGATGATTGGCTAAAAGCTGAATTAAAACCATCTGCATCTATAAATAACGTATCTAGCTTTCAATTGAAGTTACATAGTGATGGATCAAATGCTGTAGCAGCTGATTTTGAGATTGATTCAATTTCTATAGTATATAGAACAAAGGGGATTAAGTGATGGGAATGACAAGACAGGAAAGGATAGCTTTGCATAAAAAGCAAGAAAGATTGCAAATTAAAAATGGCGTTCCTTTTGTTGTTGATTTAAAAGAAGGTGTCCCAGTGTTAAGAGCGACAGCTGAAGGCATAGTAGAATATGTGCGACATAATGGGAAATTATATAAAAAAGTATTAGATAAGGGGTAAAACATGGGATATGCACAGGCTTTATTAAGAAAAGATGTAAGAGATGAAGAAAAGGCTTTAAAAAGAAAAGCTAAGAAAAAAGATTTATTTAGTTCTATTGGAAGGACTTTAGGAAGTTTAGGCGTAATGGCTATAACTGGCGGAACTGTAAACCCTCTTACATTAGCGCTATTAACAGGTGGCGCTTCTGCCTTGGGCGGAGCTATTGGTTCTGCTAGAGCAGGAAGTTTAAAAGGAGGCAAGTTCTTTAGTGAAGATAGAGAAGAGTTACAATCTCAGTTAGGAGCTTTAGGATCTAAAAATTTACTATCATCATTACAGTCTGGAGTTATGGCTGGGATGGGACAAGCAGCTAAGTTAAAAAAAGCAGGAATAGATCCTGCTAAAGGTCTAGACTTTGGAGATAGCTTTATAGGCAAGAAATATGCTGGAATGAAGGAAGCTAAGGCAGCTAGAGACTTTGCGGATTCTAGGATAGGTTTTGGAGCAAAAATGCCTTATGGAGATGAAACAATGCTTTACAACTTAGATACTCAAAAGAGAAATTTATTTGCTGAAAATGTTGGTGTTGGAACTGGAAGACATTCTTTAGCTCCTATCCCTGAAGACATATATGGAGAGGCTCAAAGAGCAGCTTTTTATAGGCCTGAAACAGGAGGAACTAGACAGTTATTTGCTACAAGAGATCCAGAAACAGGTGAATTAATTGCTGGAAGGACTCCTGAATTAATGGGAGATACATCTCAAGAGCTTTTCTTTAGGGGGGATGAATTGGAAAGAGCAAGGCCTTCTTATGGATATGGAGCTAGCAGAGTTAGAGACAATGTAAGGCCATCTTGGCAAGAATCTATATTTGGAGGTACAAGATAATGCATGGTAAAATTGTAGATACACGTAAATTAAATAAAGACAAAAGAGCTGGGCTAGGTAGATTTGGAGATACAGAAATACGTGAAATTGATGGAAAGCCTGCTCATGTAAATGCTTTAGAATCTGTTTTAATAGATATTAATAAAGAGTCTGGTGAAAAATTTACTAAAGATGTTGGAGCTGGTACTATCAATCCATATACTGGCTTGAAAGAATATTATGAAAATGCAGGAGATGAATGGAATTGGGGAGATACATTAAGGTCTTATGTTGGAGGTGAAAGCAAAGAAGAATTTGAAGAAAGAAAAGAAAGCGCAAGAGATATGGGTACAACTTCTTTAATGGAAGGTGAATTTGCTAAAAATATTCCTGAAAATTTTCGTGGTGATGTTATGAAAGCTTTAGATGATTTTGATATTTCAAGAGAAGACGCAGAAAAATATCTTACAGGCTTTGAACAAAGACCTTATGATTTTATTCAACAAGAATATGGTTTAAACCAGCAACAAAGCCAAATAGATTATGATAAGCTTGATGTAAGAAAGGATGCTTTAGACGTTCAAAGAGATCAACTTGGAAGTGATTTAGACTTTACAAGCAGGCAACTTGCAGCAACAAAGGGTTTTGCTGATGAAAACTTACGAAATGTATTTACAGATACATCTATGGCTTTAGGAAGGCAATATAGAGCTGGAGCAAAAGGTGCTTTAGGACAATCTCAAGCAATGCAGGCAAGATCTGGACTTGCTAGTTCTGGAGGGATTCAATACGGAATACAATCACAAATGAAAGATTTGTTAAGAGGACAAGCTGAAGGTATGGATACAGCACGTAGAAATCTTGCCTTTGGACAAAGACAAGCGCAATCTGCATATGATTTTGGAACAGAAAGAGCGCAATCTGCATATGATTTTGGAATTAAAGGATTAGATTTAGATACTCGTACTTTAGGCGCTGATTATGCTGGGGTAAGTCTGGGTAAATATAAAGATACATTATCATATCAAAAGGCAATGTATGGAGAAGGTAGAAGGCAAGAAGATAGATTTTATGATGAAATTGCAGCACTTGAAAGTGTAAAATAGGAGTTATTATGGCAGAGATAGTAGTAGAAAGGAGTCCGTTAGCAGAGTTTTTAGATGAAATGCCATCTTTAATTATGCAGTATAAACAAATGCAAATGGCTCAAGAAGAGAGGATTGCAGATAGAGAATATAGAGAAAGAATGGCTAATAAATCTATTGAATTAGAAGCCTCTAAATCATTGTATAAAGAAGCTGTAAGCGAATATAATAAATTAGACTCTGCACTCATGGCTTTAGAGAATAAATATTCAGAAGCTGTAGGATCTGTAGATAATTTGGGAGAAATGTATAAAGGTAGCGGTTTAGATGTTGTTACTGATATATATAAAGGAGAAGCAACTAACTATCAAGCAAGGGCTGATAATGCATTAGAAAACATTCAAGCTCTTAAAAATAAAATTAACATAGTTCAAGGGTCTTTATATGGAGATGTAAAAAGAGTTCAAAATATAATGGCTGGTGGAGCCGGTTTTGAAGGCGGTGCATCTGCAGAAGGTTGGGATTTAGGCGACTTAGGACTTCTTGCATATGAAACTCAATTTGGAGAATCTAGCCCAACTGTTAAAGCTATGTTTAAAAATAATCCTGGAATGATGACATCCAGCCTAGCTTCTCTTCAAAAAACTGAAGAAGCTATGAAGCTTTCAAAAGAAAAAAGGCAATATTATTCTGATAAAGATGCTAATGCTAAAGAAATTTCTGCAAGAAGTGAAGCTGAATTAACTTTTGGATCTTTAATAGGCTCTTCTGCTATTACATCAGGCAAACAGCAATTTGATGGACTATCTATGATAGAAGCTAATTTTGACGACACAACTACAGAAGATGATAAGTCTAAAGTTGCAAATTCTAAAAATGCATTAAGAACTCAAATTGGAAAAGATTTTGCATTTTTATTAGGAGATTTAGTTTCTGAAGATATGTATTTTGATTATAGTGAAGATTATTTTGAAATGCACAATTTAGCAAAAGGACAATCTGCAGTACGTCAAGGCAGAACTGCTTATGGAAATTGGAGTATTTTTAATAATTATGTACAAAAGGCTAATGCTAACTACATAAATGCTATTCAGAGTGGAGATACAAACAAAGCTTTAATGTTAAATCAAATGGCTATAAAATATTTTGGAATGCCAGATAGTAAAGATGTTCAATTGTCAACATTTGCTAATGACATGAATAAACATTTTTCTAAAACTATACTTGCAGGATTTGAAAGTAGTAATCAAATCTTGCCTGAAGATAACCAATTTAATCTTGATAACTTAAATAATTCTAATTTAAGCGATCTTAATGATAATGAATGGGAAAGCCTATTAGGAGATGATTAAATGAGTAAAGAAGAAAAAATAATGAATAAAATAGCTTCTGATTTAAGTCAATATACTTCTTATGAAGAAAAACATAATTATTTGCAAAATCATAAATATTTACCTAGAGTTTATGAAAAATACCCTAATCTTAAACCTGAAGTTAATAAAATGATGCTTGGCAATGTTATTGCAGAGTTTGGAGATGAATTAAGCGATCAATTTACTTTTTCAAAAGATGTATCTAATAAAGAAATATTAAGACAATTAGATCTTCAAGACGCAAATATTAAATATTTAGAAAATTTTGAATTTAGAACTGAAAGTCCAGAACTTGTATCACAATTAGTGTCTTTAAATCTTATAGAGCCTTCTAATATAGAATATGATAAAGATAAAAATATAACTGCTGGAACTGTCCGTAGCGTTGAAGGTTTTGATAAATTGATAGAGCTAAAGAACAAAGAATTTAAAGAAGTTAGGGACTTGAAAAAAGGTTATAGAGAAAATATACAAACCTTAAGGGATGAATTTGATTCTAGAAGCACTGCTTTCGGAGGATCTTTAAGAAAAACTCCTTTTCCCTGGATTCCAGAAGTTGCAAAAACTGCAATGCAATTAACTGCAGGATGGACAGATTGGTTTCAACCAGAAGGAATGGAAAGAGTTGAAAATAGAATGTTAAATTGGGATCCAATTAATGAAAAATATGGCCCTGGCCCTGAAATAAGGGATGAACAAGAAAAATTAGGCATAGCTCTTGGAAGAGAAGATAAGTTAAAAGACAAATTTGAAGGAGTAGATACTAAATATGAAGAATTAAACGATCTTATAAATGTATCTATAGAAAGAGAAGAAAAATTGCAAGCTACAGGAATTGATGAAGCTTTAAATTATGCAGATATAAAAAGCTTAAGGACTTTATTAGGAGAGTAAATGGCAACTGAAAGAGAAAAATATTTACAATATCTCAAAGAACAAAGAGAATTACTAGATCCAAATGTTTCAAGATTTGAAGGAAATGCCTGGGATTTTGCAGGGCAAGCTTTATGGGGATTCATGGATCAAGCAACAATGGGAACTTTGGGTGTTTCTGACGCTATTAATGAGGCATATAAAGGTGATGCTGCTAATACGTGGGAAGAAATGTTTGCAGGTGATGCTGCTGGATCCTATGAAGAGCTTCCTGATACTGGAAAAGCTGGATATGCTGTAGGAGCAGCATTAGGGCAAATCCCTAGCTTTTGGCTAGGTGGCATGTTTACTAACGCTGCAGTAAAAGGAGTCGGTAAAATTGGTGCTGGTGGCGCTAAAATGGCAATTAAAAAATCTTCTAAGGAACTTGCAGAGCAAGCTGCAAAAATGCAAACTAGCAAAAGCGGTATAAGTGCAGCCAAATCAATTACTGATGATGTGGCTAAAACTATTGTAGAAGACGCTTACAAATATTCAGCAGGTGCAAACTCAATAAGACAATTAGAAGGAAATATAGCTTCTGACTTGTATGAAAAAACAATGGTTGATGGAATAAAAACAAATATAGCATCAACATTAAAAATTGCTGATGATGAAATATTAGAAGGATTAGCCAAGTCTACTTTTGATATTGTTACTAAAAATAATCCAGATGATGCATTTTCTTTGCTGCAAATGCTAGTTGCTAAAGCTCCAGGAATAAGAAATACAGAATGGGGGCCAAGATTATTAGGCGCAATGGGTTATGATGCAGCTATAGGGTTTACTTTAGGAACAATGAGAACTGGAGTGCAAGAGATTCAAAGATCTCAATGGGGTGTAGAACCTAATGAATATGGAGAAATGGTTAGATCTAAAGAGGCATATAAATTTGATGCTGGAAGGCTTGGAAAGAATTGGCTTACTAACGCTGTTTATGATGCAGCTTTATTTGCGCCTATGGGTGTAGCTCAATTTGTAAAAGGAGGCACTAGCGCAAATCATTTAAAAAGGCTAACTAATATGATACATACAAGCACTAAAGCATATTGGAAACCTTTAGCAAAGTATACTAATACTGAATTAAGAGCTCAATTAACTGCTATGGATGAAATAGCTGGAGGATACCTCAACATAGGAAGAGGGACTAAATTTGAAAAAATGGGTGCAAGATGGTGGGTAGATGCAACAACTGATGCAGATAGCAAATTAATGCGTGAATATCTTGGAAAAATAAGAAGAGAATATGTAACAAAAGCCCCTATTGAATGGACTAAAGAATTTGGAAAAGATGCAATAGGTTCTTTACCTAGAATGGCAACTGGTGTAGTTGCTATGCACGCTCCTCATGTAATTATGGCATTTACTAAACAAGGGCTAAGCGCTGAAACGTTTCAAAATGCTATGGGTGGCAGCATGCCAGAAATTGCTGCTAATATTTTTACAGCTATGTATTTTACTAAAAGGCCTCATAGTTTTCATGTTGAAGCTACTCCTGGGATGCTTAGTAAAATGTTTGAAACTGGGCAAATAAAAGACTATTATGGAGCTAAGCAAAGCAAGCTTAGGAAAATGCTTGGAGGGTTAAATACATTTGGAATTGAAAGAGACCAAATGATGAGAATTGTAAGTAGTTATAGTAGAAAAACGTTAGAAGACTATCAAGCTGAAGGAGGAGAATCAGTAATAAAACGTGCTATAGACAAATCTCCAGAATTAAATGAAATTAAATCTATTCTTTCTAGATATGAAAATAAAGCAGAAGTAGGTGGTGCTGATCTTAAAATCTCATTTGCTAAAAAGATACAAAATATGATTGAAAATAAAGAATTAACAGTTGATGATTCTTTATTGCTTTATGACAACTTACTTGTTGCAGAAAAGATTTTAGAAACATATAACAATAACAATCCCAATACTATTGATTTAAATAATATTTCTCCTGACACTGCTTATGAATTGGTTACAAAATTAAGTAATATTGACTTTAATGGTGAAAAATTAAATAAATATAATTATAGAGAACAATTGAAATCTTGGACTGAAAATACAGTTCGTGATGCTGTAAGACAGCCACAAGAGATTTTAAAGCAATATATTGTAGATATATATAAATCTTTAGGAATGGAAGATATTGATATTAATGAGTTTGGAGTTATTAAGGCTCCTAGATTGTCAAATATTGTGTTTGGAAATAAAGAACTTGAACACATATTTGCCACTATATATGAGAATGGTATAAAAAATAACTGGATAGACCCTCAAACACCTCGTGATAGAACATTAACTACTATTGATGGAGAATTGCAAGGTAAGGCTAAATTTGTACATGATAATGCATCTGAAAGAATGATGAATCTAGTTTATGGAGAAAATTGGAAGAATAAAAGTATAGAGTATGATCCTTTAATATTAACTAATGAAGCTTGGCATACAAGTTTTGATACTTATTTAAAGATGGAGCAACAAAGAAATGCCTATGAAATATTAACAGAAGGTAAAAAACATAATGCTACAGTCCAAGAATCTACAGATTTATTAAATGCTATAGATAATTTAATGCTATCAAGACAAAAGCCCATTATTAATAAAGACGAAAGTGTAACTGATGTAGATTTTGGTGAACTTAGTTCTTTTATAGATAATTTGCATGAAATAACTATATCTTTAAACCCAGATATAAAAACTAAAGTTCCAAAAACTCTATCTCAACAAGAAGCTACAGGATTAATGGAAAAAGTTAATTCAATGATGGGCGATATTATGACTAATCCTGCTTCATTTAAAGACTTTAAACAGTATATATTTAACAAGTCTATAGATAGATTAGGCTTAAATGATATGACTACAGGTATAGATGCTAAGGCAAGCGTATTATCATTAAGAAATAATGTTGATTTTAATTATCAAGAAACTGGTACTAATATGATATTTCCTTCTAGAAATCGTATTGCCAAAAACCTTTTAACAGCTTTACAAAGTAATAAAATATCTAGAGATGCTTATAACGAACTATTGTCTCATTATGATTCATTAATAGGAAATATTGGAGAATCTAGGTTTCCAATACAATTTGATGATTTAGTTGTTGAGCCAAAAGATGCAGCTTGGATCAAGGCTTTAACAAAATCATTAGTTGATGGAAAGGATAAGATGGATGTATTTGCTAATGATAAAGCTAGACAAACGTCTGAATTATTAGCTAATGAAGCTGACAAGCTAACTATGTTATATAATCAAATAGGAGTTGGTGTAGACTCTATAGATCCTGTTCAGCGTGATTTTGCTAGAAAGCAAATGGAAGAAATAGCAAGCAATAGAGATGCAACTATAAACTTAACATCTCTTATAAAAACAGCTTTATTAGAAAGAAATAAGCCTTTATTGGATGCTGTAGCTAGGAAAGAAGGTGATATTGTAAATGCTATAGAAATATTATCAAAAGACCCATTAAATTCAGATAGAGCTAAATATTTAACAGAAATACTAAAACTAGAACAAGATATTAGAACGGATGCTCAAAAGCAAATAATTAATGATGAAAGCCTTACAGAGTTAATTAGAAATGAACTTTCACAATATGCTAAAGATATTCCAGAAAAAGACCTACAAGATTCTTCTTTAAGAATGACATCTTCACAATTTCAAGTAAAATATAATATATCACATAAATACATTGACAACTTATTTGAAATTGATAGAAGCACTGTAATGACAGCTAAAGACTTACAATCAAATGCTCAAAAATTATTTGGAGAATATTGGGAACTTTCAAGGAATATTGATAATCCTGACTTAAGATCTCAAGTTGAAACAGCTATACGTACATTAAAAGCTGCTTCTGGAGATGTACAATTAAGTGATGCTAATTTTAATAACTTTATTGTAAAGCCTTTGAAGCTAGCAATGCAGATTGAAATAGACAAAATGCCTTTTAACAATAGATTTTCTTCAGACGTAATAGATGCTGATTTATATTCTATAACATCTTCATATTTTTCAAAAGTTCCAATTAAAACTTTAAAAGTAAATTTAAATAATAATTCATTAATACAAAATACTAAAGTAGTAGGAGATGTTCAAAGTAGAGGTATAATGGGAATTTTAAATTATTTAGATTCTAGCCAAAACAATATTTATTTAGCTGAAAATGCAGGTATAGATATTAATGGAAAAACAATAAGAGATATTAATGGATTTGATTTAGATCAAATAAATGGAGCTTTAAATTCAGGAAATATGGATATAAAAAATCTAAAAGGAGAATCTGATTTTTATAAACATGGAGATCCCACCACATTAAAAGATAGGGATATGCGTGGTGCGGACATTAAAGCAAGATATAGAATTATTCCAATGAATGAAAAGACTTCATTAATTGTAAGAATGGATAGAGGTAATAGCTCAGTTCATCAACAAATAAGAGCTCAATTTAGCAATGATGGCGAATTATACAAAAAGCTTTTAGCAACTATGGATGGAGACTTAACAACAGATTCAAAAAGAACTGTATTAGATTTATTGCACAATGTTAGGGCTGCAAAAACAGATGTAGACGTAGTTCAGGCTATCAAGCTTACAAGATTGCTTCTTGATATGCCTCATGCTATAGAAAAAGTAGTTGATAATGGTCAGATAAATTTAGATCATCCATTTATAAAAGATACATTTAAACGTGCAGGCTTAGTTGAAACTAAAAATGGCTTTGTTCCTACAAATAAAAATATAGGAAGATTTGCAAGTATGTATAAAAATGCAGATTCAGATCTTTATAAAGGGATACATAGAACTTTATCAAGAGATGGTTGGCTGACTCCAGACGCAGATGGTAATTATAAAAAGTTAAAAACCCTCTCTATAGATGATGAAGCTGGTAATTTAGTAGACTCTAATGGAGATCCTGTCTCTAATATATTTGATTCTTTAGCAAGGGCTAGAGTTGATTTAGATCAAAAGCTGAATAACAAAGAAATTGATCCTGATACTTATAAGCAAAATATAGATTTAATAGGAGATGCTACTAAATCAATAGTAGATGGAGAAATGTTTTTATCTAAAAATGCATATTTAATGGCTATGAGCATGATAGGCACTCATCCTGAAATGGTTAGAACAGATATAAATGGCAAGGTAATAGGCTTTAAATCAGGGGGAATAAAGCCAACAATTACACATTCTGATATTAATTTTGACAAATCTTCTAGAGATTATGGAAGAGTTCAAACATGGTTTGGTAAAACTGCATTTAAATATAATCCTATATTAGATAAGATGATGAAAAACTTAGGAGTAGATGCTTTAACATTTAAATCTGGTAATAAGATTAATACATTGAAGCCTAGAAAAAATGCTGAATATGATGATATGTATGCTAAAATTATTGGAAGTAATGAGCCTATGGATCTTGCTATGAATTGGGATAAATATTTAGCCAAAGGAAATATAGAAGATCCTGGTTCTAAAATTATAGAGCTTCCTTGGGAATCTATGAGCCTTAGAACTGTATCTAAAGAGCATGATCCTCTAGTAGGAGCCAATACAGGCGTTCATATGAGTCATGATAACGGTATAGCTGATTGGATTGGAATAGATTCAAAGATTGCTTCTTATAATAAAGCTTTGTCAAATATGTACACTAATCCTTTTTACAAAACTGCATTAGCGCAAAGAGTACTAGGTGCTCAAGCAGAAACAGGCGATCCTAGTATGGTCAATAGCGCTGTAGCATCTATTTTAAAACGTGATGGAATTATCTTAGAGCCTTGGGCTCAGCAACGCCTAGAAAATTCAATGATAGGGTATTTTATGAATAATGGAGGAATTGCAGGAGGAATAGTTCCTAATGGATCTTTAGATGTTATGACTGCAGATATGGGAAATTTAGATATAAGTGTAAGATCTAGTATTAATGGACGTAATACAGTTCAGTATTTTGGAGAGTTTCTTCCATCATATTATGCAGCTCAAAAGCAATTTATAAAACCTGGAGAAGATTTAAGTGGAGCTAATAATATATTAATTCAAAAAATTAAATATAAAGCTGAAAATAATACGGATAGAGAGGCTGACGCTTTTATAACAACTATAGGAGATAAGAAATTTTTACAAGTAGAAGGTAGAGCTATAGATGAAAAAGGAAGAATACTTGAACTAGATGGCTTTACAGTTGTAGGACAGGAAAATCGTGTAAATGAAGGAGCATTTCAAAGGGCTAGTAAATTAGATGCTGAAGGCTTAGATATGATTGATTATGGAACTACATTAGCAGAAGCAGCTTTACAACTTCAAAATAAAAAACTTAGTATAGGCATGTTAAATAGTAGGCAGCCTAGAAACATGATTGGGGATATTGTTATTAGCAAAATGGCTATAGTTGATGGAAAAGCCCATGTAGATGAAATAGCTGGTAACGTTAGCAGGATGAACCACATGGATGCAATAAAGCCTCAAGATGCTGATTTTGATATGGATAAATCTTTTAACTTTGTAGCAGCTCCATCATTATTTTGGAGAGAAGCAAACAAATTAGCAGGTCATATTACTACAGAATCTGTAGATGGAGTTCTTAATAAATTGTTTGATCCAAATGTAAACACAGGAAGATTTGCTAAATCTTTACCTGATTTACTTGGTGCTGATGCTACTAATGACCAAATTCTTCATGAAGTAAATAAAGCCAGAGGTCAATTTATAAAAATGCATCAAACTGCAACTTATCTTTCAAATATATTTAGACAAAATCCTACTGTATTACAATTTAGCGCTAATTTTGTTGAAGGCTATAATAAAGCTTTAACTGTTAGGTTAAATCAAAATGGAAACTATATTAGTACTGTAGACAATATATCAAGAATGGCTAAAGAATATATTGATGTTTATAAAAATCTTCCATCTAAACAATCTGCAGAACAGATTAGAGATATTCAAAATAAAATATTTTTTGGAGAAAATGGAATATTTGATGTAATGATTGAAAGTAAAGATGCACCAGGAAATTACAAAAAAGTTGATATTAATCTTACAGATCCTCAATATAGAAGAATACAAGAGTCTATAAGGAAAAGAATAATTAATCCTTTAAATAAATATCTCAAATATAATAGAGGTGTTCATGAGGATCCTGGTTCAGGCGTTCAGCAAAAAGCAGTTATAAAAAATTATAATGATTCTTTTGTAGAGCTTTATAACACAATGGATACAAACAACTTAATTGATATTCCTGATGGAGTAGATATAAATGCTGGATTGGTATCTATGGCAGATTATTTCAAATTTTCTAGAAATCCTTATGATGTGGCTATGAAAGGCCTTCATGAAACTTATCAAAAAACTACTGCTATGAAAGAAGAAGGTGCTTTTGGTAGAGGTATGAATGAAGCTATGGAAATAAAGCAATATATTGATAATGGATATATTGAACGGCCTAACATGAGTCAACTTGAAATAGAAAACAAATTATTTAATACAGCACTTAAAGAATATGTAAAAGATGAAAGTAGGATTATTAGATTAAATGATTTAGCAAGGCAAGAAACTAATTTAAAGCTTGAAATAGAAAAGAAAAGAGCATTTGTTAAAAACGATTTAGATGATAATTTGGAAATTACAAGGTTAAATGAAAAACTTGGAAGAGTTCAAAATCTTAAAACTGAAATGGAAGAAGCGTTATCTTATATGTTTAAAGACAATTTTATAGAACAGCCAGAAACTGTAAAATATAATCCAGGTTATAAATCTGGACGATTAACTCCATTTGACAAACCTTATGTTATTTTAAATAAAGCTGGTAATATTAAAGAAGTAATAAATGTTGGTAATTACAATAGAAATGACATCTATCCTTCAGATAAAATTGTAGTAAATGGAAGAAGGTTTCAAGTTACAGATGGAGAAACGCAAAAAGGATTAAGAATATTGTCAGAAGCCTTTTCTGGACTTCCAGTTCTTACAGATGAAGCAGGTAATTTTAGAAAAATTACTAAAAATGAATTTGAATACATTAATAATGACTACAAATCTATAGTAGCTCAAATTATGCAATTACAAGATATTCCTAGAGTTGGAAGGGAAGGGATTGCTAATTTTTCATTACAAAGGGAACGTATATTATATGATAGATTGTTTAATGAGCCTAAGGTTGCTGCAGATGAAGTTTATAGAAAAGCTTTAATTATGCAAATGATAAATCCATATATATCTGATAAAGTAGTCTCAGTAAGGGCATTGAATGACAATTCTGGCAAAAGAGCTGTATATGATTATATGTATACAGAAAATGCTTTAAGCGAACCTGTTATAAGTTTATTGGCAAAAATACAATCAGGAGAGCATAAAGGAGATCAGAAATTTGCTAAAGAAGTTTTAGATGATATTAATAAGCTAAAAACAGTAGCATTATTAAAAACAGAAAATCCTAATATTGATTTTAATTTAGTAAAAGCTAGAATGTTTACTGAGCCTGCAAGTATAGATGGCTTTATGACTAAAGACAAATATTTAAATCAAGATATATATGACAAAACAAAAGCTTCTGATGAAATAGTTAGAACTGCTGCAGAAGTAATGGTAAATTATGCAAATGGAGAAGGTTTAGTAGATCCAGTACTACTTTATAAAGCATCTGTAACTATGGCAAAAAATGGTATTGATTATGGAGTACAATGGTCAAACAAGCGTGTTATTGCAGATTCTGACGGGATTGCTAGAGATTTTGGAATTAAAGAAAGATTAATTACAGAGATAGATGCTATTAATCGTAAAGATCTTGGAGAAAAAGGCGGTCAAGGAGAGTCTTCAAGTGAAAGAATTAAGAATTTATTTGACTGTTATAAAATAAGGAATTAATAAATGAGTATTTGGACATGCGGTATCCATGCTTTTGGTAAAAAGCGAGAAGATAAAATGTCTTCTAAGGATAAAAATGAAATTGCAAATAGAATGCAGAAAATTGCAGATGATTGGTCTAATTCAAAAAACAATAGATATAAAAATGTTAAAGATGCTAATTGGAATAATCATGAAACCTTTGAATGGCTTTGGGAAAAGTATACTCATAAACCTTTAAATCCTTCAGAATTTCCTGTTAATTTTAAAGACATTAGAAAGTTTGAAGCTGGACTAGACTATTATAATCAAAAAATATCTAGCCCAAGAGGTATATTTGCCTCTAAGTTTCATTTACCTAGAGCCGCAATGCAAAATGTACCTGAACTCAAAAAATTTGAAACAGAATTACTTAATGAAACATCATTTTATCGTGATTATTCTAATGAAACTAATAGACAAGTAAATGACTTTTTAGATAGTTTTAAGAATTTTTCTCTTGAAGAAGGTGCGAAGCCTATGACAATCGACAGGTTAGGCAGCGCAGGGAGAAATGAGTTAGTAAAAATTCAAAAAGAATATGAATCTTTAAGACAGGCATGGTTAACATCTACCAATAAAGACCAAATTGCACGATTAAGCAAGGCTTTACGTGAAAATAGGGGGAAAGTAAGGGATTTTTATAATACAGGCTCTGGAGAGGCATTTAAGATAGTTAATAGTGTTTTGCAAGGAGCTGATATAGATACTATTACAAGAGCTGATGGCAGCCCTATATCTAATTCTCAAAAAGCATCTTTAAATAAAATGCTTGATAATTATTTTATGATTCGTAAGGCTGGCGTAACAGGCCTTGTAAGGGGTTTGCAGAAAATAAAAAGCTTAGCTAGAGATAAAAACCTACAATGGGTTGATGGGACTGTTAATCGCATTAATGGTCTTATAAAATCTATTGAATTTCAGCATATGGTAGATGAAAGTGGAACGGTTACTGATTATAAGAATTTACAATCAGAAAGAGATTTTTTAGAATTAGGATTTAAAGCTGATGATAGATATTCAAATAATGGAAATGTAAAATTTTCTAAACATTATATGTCCCAATATACGCTAGGAATTTTAAAAACAGTTAAAGATTTAGAGCAATCTGTTCATGACAATAAGCTTTCTTTAGATCAGAAGATACAAACTGAAATTGATAGCTTTGAATCTATTGTAAATGTTGCAAAAAATAGATCTCCTATATTAAATCCAGTATATGATAATGATCCTTATTTTTTCTTAAAAAAATATGTTAATGATGTAGGAGTGTTTAATTATAAAGCTCATGTTAAAAGCACATTTAAAAAAGCTGTAGATGCTATAACTAATGAACATTTAAATCCAGCAAAAGAAAAAGGTCGAGGAGATCTAGTTGAAACTGCTCAAGATATGAAGCAATTATTGCACGATGTTTATTCTGAAATACAGCATATGGATCCAAATATGGATAGTAATGTTAGTAACATGATGAGAATTATGACATCTGTTACCTATTTTAGATTGATGGGTGGCAACGTAAGATCTGCCGCCAGAAATGCTACTCAAAGGTTATGGGAATGGGTTGAATTTGGTGGTAGAGCCGCTGCTCCATTTATAGGGCAAGCTCAAAGATGGTATGGGCAATCTGGTGGAGCTACGGAAAATGCATCTAAATTAGACAGGCAATTGAAAAGATTTGGACTTCAGTGGTTTGATGGGAAAAGTAAAGCTTCTAATGCTTGGGATGCTTTTAAAGGAAAAGATTCTGATATAAGCCAACAAAGTCGTGGAGCTTTAGAGCAATCTTATATGAAAGATAAAACTTTATATGTGGATGAAAATGGAGAACTTGCTATACGTGGTAAAGATAAAATATCAGAATCAGGAGCCAGAATAGCTGCTAACATAGCTGGTACTGCTGGAAAACTTCATAAAATAGTTGAAGATTGGAACAGATCTAAAACTTTTAGAATAGGATTTTCTTTAGCTTATCAGAATTTACAATCAACAAGCAATACTTTTAAAGCTCAAGAAATTTTAAAAGGAGCTGCTGCTGATAAAATAATGGCTATAAAAGGTAAAGATTATCAAATTACATATAATGATTTGCAAGCAAAATATGGAGCAGATACTAGAAAAGTTATTGATAATTGGATAGAAAAACAAGCTGGACAAATGGCATATAATTCTACTTTAGATGTTCATTTCGAATATGCTAAATGGAATAAAGCAAAAGCTATTAAAGCTACTAAAGAAAATACAAAAGCTGCTGGATTTGCTAAAATGGGACTTGGTCAGTTTGCACATTATCGTTTTAATATGATAAATTTAATGCATAGATGGTTTAGAGAAGCAGGTATATCTATAAAGGCTGGGGATTTTAGAAGTGAAGAGCTTATGAGGCCTTTACGATATGGAATAGTACAATCTATGTTATTTGGCGCAACAATTGCTGCAAGGACTAATTTTCAAAAATTAGCTCCAGATGAAACTAAAGAATTTTCAAAAACAGTTTATACTTGGCTTACTACTGATAGAAATGATCCTGAGCAATTAAAGAAATTAGATAAAGCTACATATGGACAAGGAGGTTTTTATTTTTTAGGGCCTAATGTCAATTATGGTATGAGCTTATATGAATTAATAACACATTCATCTATGGGTGAAAGGAAAGATGAACGTACTCAATTTGCTCATATGGAATCTATTAAAAAAGGCATTAAAAGAGATAAAAATCAAGAATTATATGAAAAACTTGCTGTAATTAATTCTCAATTGGCAAGAAGCACAGCTTATACTTATGAAGTTTTAAAAGGAGGCGGAGGATTAAAGGATGCTATATATTTAGAATTAGGACTGTTTCCTGACAAAGAGCAAAAAGAACATTCTAAATGGCTTTGGCGTACCAAAAAGAAAAAAAGAAAAAAGCTTATTAAAAAAACCACTAGCGCTTATGATAGAGATGCAGCAATTAGCGCATTATCAGGACTATAGGGAGGCTAATGCCCCCCTTTGCCTTTTATTTTAGAGTTAATTAAACTAATAATATAGTCTAATTTGCTATTTATTTCTTTAATTTCATTAGGATTGTTTTTGTTTTTATTATTATATGATTTTCTAGATATCAACTGTGTTCCCACTATCTTTCCTCCACCATTCTATTTGTAAATTGATACTCTAACCAATCTTCAAGCCTAAGAATAACCAATGTTTCTCCTCTATCTTGTTTACATATCACAGCATCTACGTGTTCTGATGGTTGTAGGAAGGAAGCAAGTTTTTTTCTACATTTTGCCTGTATCTTAATTTCAGGATCTTTACCTATAACTAGGTCAACTTCTTCATGCATTCCTAAGGCAGCACCATTACTGCCCCATGCTCTTTTTGCTGTTAATCCAGACTGGATTGCTTTATTTACTATTTCTCTCTCAAACCGATTGCCTTTTGCTTTGCTTGGACTTGGCATTTGGAAACTCCTTATTTAAAAATTGTTTATATCTTTCTATAGCTCTTTCAGCTCCTTCACTAATTTCTTGCAACCTTTTATTATTGTTTAGATTTTGCTCAGGCTCAGGAGTAATTACAGGCTCTTTATATTGAGCTAATTTATATTCTAAATCTGTTATTATATCCATAAGCCTTTCATTGTGATCAGTTAATACATCCACTTTTTCTAAAGCAATTTCAAAGTTTTCTTGCAAACTACCACTTTTAATCATAGACCCATCCTCCCCATAACTCTTTTAAGCTTTTGATTCATATCTTCTATAGCAAGTTCTAATTCGTTAATTCTCTTGCTAACATTAGCCAATTCATTCCCAATATATTCAACATCCTTGTCTTTTTTAGGAGTTTTTGGTGGTGGAGGAGTTTCTACCACTATACTTTTAGGTTTTTCTTTTACTGTTTTTGCTTTTCCAGCCATTGTTTTGTCCTTTCATCTATTATTGTTTCTAATTTTACACGTTTACTTCCATGCTCTCTTATAGCACATTTTTTACATATTCTGTATTCTTGATATGGATGCTTTGGTAGTATCTGAAAATTACCCCATATATATACATCCTGATTCTTAAAAGAATGACACATATGACATTTAAAACTAGCTTTTGGCAATTTTGCATTTATACCATACATTATTTACCCCATAACTTTCTATTAACAATTAAAGCCATTACAGCATAGTTAGCTATATCTATAAAAGTATCTTCTAAACTTTCATTCTTAGGATCTTTATTATTCATAGTAAGATTAATCAATCTTTGGGTTTTATCGTTAATTCTAACAGAAAGGGCTAATAAAGAGCGTTTTACCTTCTCATCAGTGTCTACCACGTCAGAGCCCATTCCTATGTTTGTAGGGCCATAATCAGACTGTTTCATACAAAATAGCTGTAACATGTCATGTGTTATATGTTCAAACTCACTTATCATTTCAGGATATATTTTTTCCATTTCTATATAAGAATCTGCACATTCGTATTTCATTTATTTCTCCTTTAATATTAAGGGGGCAGCTAGTTGGATCAGTGTGAATACACTATGCTATGATCTGTTCTATCAAGGTTGAAGCGTACCCCCTTATAGTTATTATGCTACGGCTTTACACAAGCCATCTACAATTATCTGATTTTGATTATAAGATGCAACTGTAGGATTTTCTTTATGCCAAAGTATATCTGTTCCAGCATTTAAAAGTTCCCATCCATTGTAATCTACTTTCTTAGATGTATATTTATCAATCAATTGACCCCATAGTCCAACAGGTAAGTCAGATAGATAAGAATGTCTTAATTCAGAAAGCTTTTTCATATCTATATTAAGATTGTTTAATTTTCTAAGACTAGATATAAATTCGTCTATCTTATAACTTCCATTGGATATATTATTAAGGTTAGTGACGATTTGCTTTAAATTTTCATCCCAATTCTCAGATGTAGGTTCATGCTTAAATCTATATGTGCTGAAATGATCTTTACTCATCATTCCATTAGTGCATACTAATCTAAATAACATTAGAGAGTATCCAAAGGATCTACTTCCGTCATAACTATTCCAGAATTGCATTCCTAAAGCCACATCATCATCAACATCTATGCTTCCAACAACTTCAGGTGATCTCATAGAATATATATACTGTCTTCCATTAAAGAAAGTTTTATCATGTACAAATTCTATATCACATTCTTCAGCTACTTGTTTTGCAGCTTTTTTCACTTCTTCATTTGGTAACAACATATAGCTACTACCAACAACTCCACATTCTTTCCAGTCAGCAACCATAGTTGGACTTGGATGATTCATTTGAACCGAAAATGCAGATGATTTTACGCCATTATAATCTAATGGTACTTTTCTTATTGGTAAATAAGGGTTCATGGGGTCTCCTTTATTAATTGTTTAATTTTATGTATTTCTTGCTCTAATAGCTCTATTGTCCTTCTAGTATGTTCTCTAAAAGCATTCATACCTTCTTTCCAATCAGCTTCAGCAGCCATTTTATTTGTTCTATCATGTGACATCATCTTAATTTCTCCCTAAATATAGCTTTATATCCTTGTTCATCAGTTTTTATCACTACCCTTTTATTTATTGCCTTTGAAATCCGATCTTTTTCAATAAGCATCCATTCAAGAGTAGTGATATATTTACCTTTAAACCATGTTTCATCTTCAGGATTAAGCCAAACTGTTACCTGTATCATATTCATCCTATGCTTGCTCCATTTACATTAAGTTCTAAGTTTAAGCTTTCTTTCTCTCTATTTGCAGTACATTGAATCTTTAAGTATTTAATCAAGTTCTTTTCATCCTTATAAGGAGTTAGAGATAAGACTTTATTAGCGTTATAACCTACACGAAATGAGCCTTTAGCAGATGTAATATCCATTCCTTCATGAAATGCTTGCTTTGTTATTTCAGATACGGCAAATACTACTACATTATTCTGAATTGCAAGTTCCATTAAAGCTTGTGATACTTCTTCTACTTTCATGTTATTATCTGATTTTTGAGATCTGAATAATCCCATATGATCAACAACAACTATTTCTGGCTTATATGGTAGCATCATTATACGTTTATTTAATTCATGAGCATAACATGGACTATAATCTATGGTTAACCATTGTTGAAAGTCTTCAGTTATACTTTTAGCATGATCTATATAATGAGCCTTAAGATCTTCTTCAGACCAGCCTTTTTCCATCATTACAAATCTCATCCACATTTGCCTAGCAGACATTTCCATCTCTATAAAATATGTCTTTCTTTTGAGTTTATTAACCCAATTTTGTAATAACATAGTTTTCATAGATTTAGGTGGAGCTTGTAATATCACAACTTCACCTGGATATATAGGAAAAGATTGATTGTAGAATTTACCTATATCTATAGGATCATGGTCTCTTGTGAGAAATTCTATCAATTCTTTATCCATGGAATTTGCATCCATTAGATTTTGTGATTTTTTTGATTTGTATAATCTACATGTAGACTGACAATGATTGTCCATATGTGTGTCAGTACAACCATAGTTATAACCATTGCCATTATGTCCTTCATAGCAATCAGTAACTATTTTATCCATTTCTGCTTTAGTAAATGGATGAGAAGAAAGATCTACTCTTTGTCTCCAATCTTCCATAATTAATCTGACAATATGTTCAGGATATCTCCATCTTAAGTAGCCTGATATTCTTAAAGCTATTTGATGTCTAGATCCTTGAGCTGTTCCAGTCATCATAGTCTGAATACATGGATACCAAATAGGGTCTGGATTTCTGCCAAGTGTAACAGTCTCAAACTCTTTATCACTAGCTATAGCTTTACGATTCAATACGTCAAATACAGGTTCACATTCTAATGTAGTCCATTTATATTTAGACCTTTGTGTTTTTGCTATTTCTTGTATATTTGTTATTGAATTATGTAATTCGTTATGTTCTAATGGTATTTTAAAGAGGTTTGATTTACTATTTTTGGTATTAACTACTCTGATAAGTCTTGTTTTATCAGATACAGATATATCTGCATATTCATATATACCTCTAGCTTGTAATTCATCTTTAACTTTTAAATGTAAGTCAGGTGCAGGATTCCATCTAAATGCAGATCCAGGTATGCCTATATGAAAACCAGTACCTGAAAAGTATATTTGATATGGTATACATAGATCATCTAGTAATATTGTTAAGCCAATAGCTTTTTCTTTGGCTTTAGTAGGGTTTTCTCCATCGACATCAAGAAGAAATTCGTCAGGCATATATAACATTCCATCATATGAAGCAAGAGTTCCTTTTTCTTTTACATAGTCAATTACATGACCATCATAATCCCATAGGGACATAAAAGTATCTTGTTCTATACCTATCCACTTCTCAACATCTTGAACATCACCAAAATGGTGTCTATTAGACAAACCAAATGCGTATTCTTTTATCATTTTCTCTCCTTAAAGAGCATATTTCCAGCAATAATTAACTTTGCCGTATTTACCCTTTCGCTTAGTTGAAGTTTTTTCTAATGCTTCTATTTCAGTTAGATTACTTATAGATCTTCTAATAGATGTTATTGGATAATCTTTACCATAATCATGTTTGAGGATATTTTGTATATCAAATGGCGTAAATGTCATATCTTGATTTCTTGCAAACAATAATAATATCATTTCGTCTTGATTTGCTGTTTCTATCCAAGAGTTTTTGAGTTCTTCACCTTCTTGGTGTGTAGTATTATAAAATGTCATGATTTATCTCCTAAAAATTGTTTAGATTTTTTAACTAATATTGATTCAGCTTCTGTTAAATCACTATCCATATATTCAACCCACATTTTTAACAATTCAGTAGAATATTCAAGTCTACTTATAGCTTTATATAGTTCATTTGCGATTTCTTTTGGTATTTTAGTTGCCATAATGTCTCCAAATTAAATGAGAGAGACCACGCTTAACTAGCACTCTAGATATGAACGCAATACCTTGTGGTCTAGTATATTAACGAATGGTGGTTTTAGCCGTAACTCTCTCAATTGATTTACTTAAGAGCTAATACATTTTTAGAAGCAGCTTTAGATGTACTTGTTTGCATCTTTGCAGCTTCAAGTTTTAGCTTACTAACAGATATAAGATTATTACATATCTTGCTAATAGCACTAGCTTCTTGAGTTGTAAATCTTCCATCCTGATGGATTAAAGATCTTAATACAGTTGAAACATCTGTACCCATATCATCAATTCCGTTATAAGTTAGAGGTTTTACTGTTCTTTTTGTTGTTTTGTTCGCTTTTTTCATTTATTCTCCTTGATTAAAACGTGTTTGTTGCAAATGGAGCTTCTCCTTCTACAGGAGCTTCACTATTTACAGTTGTTTGTTTAGATATAAATGCATCTAAGCTTTTCTTAACACTAGCCTTGATAGTTTCTACTTCTTCAGCATTATATGATAAATGCTCACCTTCTTGCATAACAGGAGCGAGCATATCGTGCATTCTTGTATATCCTTTGCCAGTTTTCTTTTCTTTATAGAATAAAACATTAACTTTCTTTGAAACTAAGTTTTCTGCTTCATCATCATATTGAATTACTGGATGCTTACCACTAGGATCTTTTAAAACTCCCATTATACCTGCATTTGCATGTTTAAACAAATTTGATATTTTAAACTCTTGATTATCCTTTTTAGTATAGGCCTCATATATTCTTAAGTCCATATTATCAGGATATCCTTCAAAAGTAAGAGTTATTATTTTCTTACCTGCACTTTCACCATATTTAGCAGTAGAAATAGTTAATTCATGCCAACCTTCAGCAAACTTATCATCACCACCACTGCTTACAGTCATTGTTTTTACAGCCATCTTTTACTCCTTATTTATTAGTTGTTAAGCCTTTTTTATTTGATGCCAAATTACCATCATCATCATATTGTGATATGCCCACTATTGCAGACAAACCATATCTACGACCATATGTAATAGTAGAGCCAATACTTTGAGCAGTAGCTTTTTCTATAGGCATTCTAAGTTTTGATTTTATCCATTGCCCAGATTCATGCAACAACATTGTAGTTACATAAAACTCTCCAGGCTTTTCGCCATCATTTCCCTGTATAACTGCTATACCATGTCTATTTAAATGAGGTACAGATGCCTCTATTACAGTATGTAAATCAGCATAACCAGAGTTAAAGAAAGGATTGGTAGATTTCTTTTCTGCACCTTTCATTTCTGATTGAGCTTTAATTAAAGAAACTGCTAACTTGTCTAAATTATCTGACATTAAAACAGTAGGACTTTCTACAACAGGGGATTCTTGGGGGACAGTATTCCCATTAGGAACATTCTCTTCCATTTTTACTCCTTTATGTATTTATTGATTTTTCAATTGCTTACGTTTGATGAGTTCAAGCATTCTTTTTTTAATTCTTGTTATAAACTTATGAGAACGTGATTCATTTAATGATCGCAAATAAAGTTCTAAATAAGATTTAATAACCATATCTTCAATATTTGACTCATCAACCATTTGCAAATATAATGTGACGAAGATCACACAGACAAGGAAATAATAGGGGGAACTCGATATAATCTAACTCCCCCTACATCCTCCAACTAACTAAAAGTAAGATCTGTTTTAGCAATTAAAACTCTTAATTGGTCAGCAATAGCTATAATCTCATCAAAACTATAATGAAAATCATGTAATTGAACAGTCTTTTCATCTAAATCAATTGTTACAGATTCTTTTTGCCTTACAGCTATAGTAGATCTGCCAAGTGAACTAGGTCTTGGTTCGGTTATAGTTAATTTATCCTTACTTATTTCATCATTTTTCATCTTTAATCTCCGTGATTTCAAGTTTCAAGTCAGCTGCTCCTTGCAAAGGTTTACTAGCCATGATAATTTCTTTAACATGAGTTTCATCTTCTGCATTTACTTCTATTGGATATGAGAGTACTACTTTATACTTTCTCATTTCAATACCACTGGCACAATATAATTATCACTATTGCCACTACCATCAGCATTTATCCAAGTTGAACCATTCTGAACTATTGAATCACCATCACGCCAAGTTAAAGCTGCTTTTACAGTTGCATCATCTAGCCTATTACCCCATTGTGCACCAGTTACATTAGGAACACCTTCAAAATGACTTTCTCCTGTAGAAGGATTAATCATTTCTAGATATAAGCCTTTATAAGTATTGTCTGCAAGACTAGTATCAGAGAAATCAGGAATAGTAACATCTAATAGTCTATAATATCTGCCATCAATAGTATCTTTATCAACAACATCATAATCTAATTTTTCAATTATAGCATTCATACCATAATGTTCAATTATATTACTTCTTAATGTTGCATTACGATGCCTAAATACATCTTCTATAGGTATTTTAGACCAATCCATTTGAGCCATATTAAGAGCCATTTCAGCTTCATCAACACGCCATCCTCTAGCTAATTCAGTATCACCACCTGCTTCTTTATATCTTTTAAGAGCTGCTGTATTTTCTTTATTAGCTATATAATTACGCTTTCTTTGAACTTTATCTTGTTCTTTAGCTTTATTATATTGTCTAATAGCATGTTTAGGCGTCTTTTGCACAACCTTACCTGTTTCAAGATCTATTTTCATACCATTCCAAGGAGTTAAGCTAATATTATGATCTTTTACTTCAAGAAAATATGCAGATCTACAAAATCTTATTTTCATAATATGTTTCCTACTACATACACCTTGTCTCATTAATTGCTTAACATCTTCAGCTGTAGTTCTATAGAACCATGAATTTGAATAATCATTATGTAAAGAATTATATTCAATAACACGTCCTCTAATAGTTGCAATTCTAGCTCCTTCTTGTGTACCATGATCATATTGATTATATACTTTAAACACTTCAACTTTATTTTTAGCAACCTTTGTGAATACATATATACTATATCTATCACCAGTTTCACCTTTAAAGAATACAGATTGATTTTTTGCACCAAATTCAATAAGATATTCAACTGACTTATTATTTAGATATTGAGGTATATAGTCTTTAAAATGTTCATTTTTATGATTATTAATCAGCAACATATTGGGCTCTCCTTGTTATGTGGTTAAATTCTCTTACAATTCTTACAACATAATTACCTGGAGGTAATACTACATCATCATGTTCTTCATGTATTAAAGTTGCATCTGCCCCTTCAACACTAAATGATTTAGGAATATCTTTGCCTGCAATATTGCCACTATTCATATGTAATGTTACACCAGCATCTTTAAGCATGTCTTTCATTTCAACTCTATGAGTATGTCCAGTTACTTCACCAAATGCTAATATAGCTTTAGTATCTGTTTTGCCTGTATATGATGTACAGTTTTCACCTGAGCTTGCAAATTTAGCAAAATGACCATCATCAACTCTATACATAACAACATCACCTTGTTGATATTTAGTATACGTTACTTTTTCTTTTGACATTTCTTTACTCCTTTTTTAATTACTTTTACAGTTAGTTGTCCTTCTCTTTCGAGTATTTCTTCTAGACGACATTGCATCCAGAACTCTTCTTCAGCATGTCCATTATACAAGTTAGGATCAAGCTGTTCTCTTTCTTCAAGATATCTTTTCATTTTACTCATCATCTTCTCCTTCTATAAACAAAGCTCCTCTTCCGCATTTAGAACAATAGCCTATATTATCAGTCATTTCATAAGAGGGTGGCCATCCACAACAATTACTTATTGGATCTTCCATCTATATCTCCTTTATCTACTTTAAGTAGTTTATACCAAACTGGGCCTGTTACTTTATTACTTAGCTTTATAACTTTAGCATTTTCTATCATATTATATAGTTTCTTAGTTAAAGCTTTTTGTTTTTCCATCTTTTTTATAATCTTTTCAATCTTTTCTTTCAATTATTTCTCCTCTATAAATAGGGGGATTAAATCCCTATAATCTTTGGAGGGAAATTATACTGCTTACGTTTCTCGGTGTCCACAGTTTCCAATTAATCTCCCTCCGCCATTTAGGCTAATCTAATCCTTAGAGAGGAAATTCCGACTTTTTCCATAGATTAGACCCAAATTAGTCACAATTATTACTACTAACCCATCTAGCTACACCATTTATATGTGTGAATTGGTAAAAACCATAACCTGCAGGATGATACCCAGCTTTTTCTTGAAGGAGCATGGCACCATCCTCGGTTATCTCACCAACATATTCATAGTGTATATTGTTATTTAAATAATCTTTTTTATATAATAATTTCTTCTCCATATATCTCCTGTATTATATCATTAATTGCTACATCTTTTGCATATTTTTCTTGTGCTTCTTCAGAAATATACATTTCATCTAATGTTGGAAGGGTCATTATTTCTCCTTATGTTGGTTATAGTTAGTGAAATTTATGCCACAGCAGGTCTAGACAATGCATAAGCTATGGCAAAGGTTATCAGGTAAATGGATGGTCTAGAAGTCCACCGAAAGCTTAGATAACCATATCAAACAGGGATTTTACACTTAATATTATAATAGGACAGCTAGCCTGATTACTGCAATTAACCTATATAATACAGAGGTGTTATGATTGATATATTTAATTTTGTGGAGCTCATCTGGTGCTATTCATGATTATCCAGTTTTCCCAGTTTCGACACTGCAGCTACGTTGGTTTTATCTCCCTGTTTACTGTTGCTCCTTGGTAACCAATTTGTTGGGGAGAGTTAGCAGACACTTTTGCCTTGCTTACGCTCCCTCGTCGTGAAATTATAGGGGAGAAACCTCGAAGTTAAACTCCCCTTATCGCAGTATGGTTGTTATGAATAGGACTATACTACAATAGCGTTACCAAAAGCGTTACTTGTAGTTACCACAGCGTTACCTCTTTTTAAGAGCCCGCTTTAATTTAAGCGCTTCCCTTGTAAATTTTATAAGATCATCAGTTATATCTTCAGGCTTAAGATTGGTTGATCTTTTAGTTAATAGTGAGCGTATATACATATCACTCATTTCATCACGATGCCTTTGAGATCTTTTTCTATTGGCCTCTCTTTGTTTTGGATCTTTTTTAAATCTATTTCTTTGTCTAGCAAGATATCTCTCCATATTATTATATCTCCAAGCATCAGTTTTTGCGTTGTCACATGCTTTACATAAAGATCTTATCTTAGATTTCTTGCTATTATCTTTATAAAACATACTAGTATCCTTAGTTGTTTTACATTTATTACAAAATTTATCCATAATACCTCCAATAACAATAATAAGGGAGCCAGCACAGGGTAATTGAGGTGAAAAACCCATTAAACTCCCTTATTATTAGTTAATATTTACTTATACTTACCTCTTTTCCATCTATAAAAGGATATTTCATCAACAATATATCTATAAATCATCATTCCTACTTCCCATGTAACATTTATTATTATATATATACCATATAATGTGCCTATTGTAAACATAAAGTATAACAAAAACTCTTGACTATTCATTGTGATCTCCTTTTATTTGATTAATGCCAGATACTTTGCCAAATGTATGATAATAATACTTCAGCTATGATGTACCATGAGGCAATTGTAAACAATGCTATATTAAGATATACTAGATATCTTTTGAATTGTGGTATTTCCATCTATTTCTCCTTATATTTATTAATATCAAACCTTTTTGGGTAGATACTTGTTGGTAGTGTCTTATTTAATCTCCTATTCTATCATAACATACAGGGCAATGCTTATCTGTTTCACTATATGGATATTGGTCACATTTATAACATTTTTCCTCATTCATTTTTACTATTTTTTTAAAAAAAGTATTAACTTTCGTCTCAATAGAATTGTCAGAGTATCCATATTTTGAAATTCCTGATATATCTTCAAGAAGAGTTATAATCTCACAAGCCTCATTTAATAGCTTGTTAGTTTTTTCTAGTAATTTTTTCATTTTATTCATTCTCCATTGTGCTATGTTGGTTGAGTTAATAAGAGAGTAGCCTTCAACACCGTGACTACTACGACAGAGCAACCATATTTCAGGTAATCCAGTCTCGCCTTGCGCTTTAGTGCACGTCGACTGGCTCATACTCGTATTAGCCTCCAATTCAAACTACTCTCTTAAATTATACATAGTAGAGGTGAAGTTGGGTTTCGCCATCATACAAGGCTCCGTTCCCTTTCGCCTGCCAGCTAATCGTTCACTACCAAGTATTTTTACCTCTTACAGAGTTGTTGCTCTGATTCCTTACCCACAAAAGGACTATGTAATGGTAACGAGCTATGGATTTGCACCATACTTTAAGAATGGACAGGCCATCTCAACTTTACTCGAGTTAGTGAGAATTAAATCCCCCAAACAGCTCGTGTTAGTATTATTGCCCCAGACACTTAGCACTTGAGTATATAAATATACCTTCTGGGTCGTGGAATGACTGTGTTCCCAGTAATATACAATAATCACAATACTTTGATACGAGTTTACCTCACAACTAATGAGCATATCATTTCTTGATTTTACGATATATTACCCAGTATCGACATCATTCTATTATGAGGGGCAATTGTTGTTGCGGTGACAGGAGTCGAACCTGCTATCTCTTGGTTATGAGCCAAGCATGTAAACCGTTTCACCCCACCGCTATAGTTTGATAGGCAGCCTAGTACATAAGTACAACGTGGTTCATTACTCCACTATAGACCACCATATCAGGTCGAAGAGGTGTTACCCTCTCAAGTTGTTGTTTGGTATAAGTTGGTATATATATATTGTGTGCATGTAGACATAATTGATGGTTGCTTTAAGCTATTACAACATACTAACCATTTATAATAATTTAGGGGACAGAATTAACTATCCCCTAGCTATTATCCCATAATATCTCTAGTCTCAGTCCTAACAATAGTCATATTGTTTTCTAAGTATACCTTGACTAGACTAGCATCTGTAACTTCATGAATTGTTTTGTTGCTGTCTTCCATAAATGTTACAGTCTCTCTTCCAATAACTACTGCTTTCTGTTCACCTTGTACATTAAATGCACTAGCTGTTACTTGAAGATTACCAATAGTCTCGAAGTTTCCATTATTAACATCTCTAATTACTCTACCCATTACTGCTGCTTGTATAGGATTGTTAGGATCTAATGATGGTGCTTCACTGCCACTATCTACTTTAATACGCTTATTCCATTCCCTACCAGAATTTAACATTACTGACATTATATATTCCTTTCATTATTAATTAATTAATTAACTCTAAAAATAATCAAAAAAAATCAAATCAAAAATAACGTAAAAGTGATAACGAAAATCCCCTGTTAAGGGGGTACCAATATAAATAACACCACACACCAAAATCCTATAATTTTTAAAACCTTTTCATTTCATTCTAAATATCTTTGCAATTATCATTAACAATAGTATATTACTATATCGGTAGTATAATACTATCACCCAGATAGTACCCCTGTGTAGGTTCTGCTAAATGGGTCAGAAGTTGGGTTGCCCCATCATATAGATGTAAGGATTCCCCCGATAACCGATAGAAATTGCTTAATTATAAGCTTAGGATATGGGAGTTAATTACTGGTCTTAAGTGAAGTTTTGAGTTAAAGATCCAAAAAAAGTGCCCCTGGTGCTCAGGGGATAGCTCTATCTAAATGGAGATATTATGGCGAAAAAAGAATACAAGCTAGTTATAGATTATGATTGTGAAGATCATGATAAAACTGGTATGGATCGTGTTTGGCTTGACACTGGTGAAAGAGTAATACAATTACCTGTAGAATTATTACCTTATTTAGAAGATTCTGAGATACTTGGAATTGCCTAATAGACCAAACCCCTTTGCGGGGTTCGGATAGATTTAAATGAGACATTATAAAGTTAATAAAATACAACATACAGTTTTTGATTCTGAAGATGAAGTGCCTTCAAATATACATTATTTGCGGGAGTGGCGAGATTGCGTCTTGTCAGATTGGGTACTTGCAGATGATGGCTGTGTGATACAAATTTTACGTAAAGGCAGTATGACTAAGCCTAAAGGAAAGGTGCGTAAAGTAGACTATGTAGGTACCTGTACTGGTACTTTTGTAGTATCGGAAAAGACAAAGATGGATACATCTAAAAGGACTAACATATATTCAATTGGAGGTGATGTTGAAAGAAATCAAAGACTGGATGAAAGAGAAAGCTTATCCACACGTGAAGAAATATTTGTTAAATACTTGGCAGGCGGCATGGATCATAGGGAGGCGTATCTTAAGGCGTTTCCTACAAATGATCCTCACTATGCTGGAATACGCTCGGGCCAACTTGTCAAAACTGCTAGAATAAGGAGTGCTATGAAAGAGGAATTGAAACCATACATGGAAGCTTTGGGATTAGATGAGAACTATGTTCTTGCTAATATAAAGGAGGTAATCGACTCTAGCGAAAAGGATGATACGAAGTTAAAAGCTTTGTTCAAGTTAGCGGACATTTTAGATATGGAAGATAAAAACAAAACACAGGTAACTACCGTCACTGGAGCAATGTTCCAAGGATTTACTCCAGATAAGATAGAGGCGGCAGAAAGACCTAAAGAAATACAACAAACTCATGGCGATGAGACAATATAGGAGGCAATATGGCAAGTAAAAAGAAAAAGAAAATGCCAGCAAAGACTAAGCCAAAAAGAAGGCCTGGCTATTAGTGAGATCAATCTTAATTGAAGTTATACTTTCAAAGGTTAACCATTCTCAGGTGTGGAGGTGGATTGCCTTTGTTAGTATAGCTTTACATATATATAGGAGTATATAATGGCAGGGAAGAATGTAGAAGATATAAGGTTTAGCATAGAAAATTTGCTAAGCGCTGAAAATCTGATGAATAACGATAGCGTTAAGACATTGCAAACATTACTTAATAAGCACGTATATGGTGAGAAGTTTTTAAGACCAGATGGTATTTTAGGATTTCAAACAAAAAAAGCTATTGACCAATATAAATCAGATTCAAGGTATTGGGGGGGACATAGTGTAATTGAAATAGACCCTGTTGAAATTGCTAAAGAATATGCTAAAAAGGATAAATAAAATGCCAGATTTTAAAGAATTAATAGAAAGAATAAAAGTAAATGAAGGATTTAGAAGTAAAGTATATAAATGTAGTGAAGGTGTAGATACCTTTGGTATTGGCTTTACATGGATAACTGAAGAAGAGTCTATGCATATATTGGCAGGGCGTGTATCTAAACTTCATTTAGACTTATTAGATAGTATTGACTGGTATGAAGCTTTACCTGGGGACGTGCAAGGCGTTATAATTGAAATGTGTTTTCAAATAGGTAAAAGCGGAATGCTTAAATTTAAGAAAATGATAGCTAACATGAAAGAAGCTAAATGGGAAGCGGCCGCAGAAGAGATGAAGGATTCTCTTTGGTATAGGCAGACTCCTGGAAGATGTGAACGATTGGCTGCTATTGTAGCTAAACAATAAATGGATAAAAAAAAGAAGACTCCTGCTCAAAGGATTAGAGATTACTTCAATAAAGAAGGATGGAAACGTATTTTTAAAAAGAATAGCAATGGCAAATATAAACACTCATAACGTATCTAAGGTAGAAGAAGAGCTTAGGCTAGCCAATAATGACTTAATTGCATTTGGTAAGTTATTTTTACCTGATGACTTTATGCGTTCTGAAACGCCATTTTTCCATTATGAAGTAGCAGATGCTTTAGCTGATCAAAATTTTAGACAGCTTGCAGTTATCTTGCCTAGGGGTCACGGGAAGACAGTTCTTACTAAGTGCAATATACTGCATGACTTCGTATTTGCAAGAGAGCCTTTATTTTATGGATGGGTTGCTGCAAGCTCTAAAATATCAGTTCCCAACTTAGATTATATAAAGTATCATATAGAATATAATGATAAAATCAGATATTATTTTGGAGACTTAAAAGGAAAGAAATGGACAGAAGATGATATTGAACTTAAAAGCGGTTGTAAACTTATTTCTAAGAGTAATCTTTCTGGTATTCGTGGTGGTGCCAAGCTTCATAAAAGATATGATCTTATTGTATTGGATGATTTTGAAGACGAGAACAATACTATTACTCCTGAGAGCCGCTCGAAAATATCGAATCTTGTTACCGCTGTTGTCTTTCCTGCCTTGGAGCCAAAGACAGGAAGATTAAGAATAAATGGAACTCCTGTTCATTATGATGCTTTTATTCAAAAGATATTAATAGGACATGAGCAAGCTTTAAAAGAAAAAGAAGATTATTCATGGAAAGTTATTACATATAAAGCTTTAATGGATGATGGCGAAGTATTATGGCCTTCATGGTTTGGACACAAGGAAATGGCTCGTAAGAAGAAGTTTTATGCTGATAGTGGAACTCCTCAAAAGTTTTATCAAGAATATATGATGGAAGTGCAAAGTGAAGAGGATTCTATATTTAATAGAGATCATATTAAATATTGGGATGGTAGCTTTACTAAAGATGAAGAAACAGGACTTACGTATATTATCCCTGATGGAGATGATCCAAAGCCTTGTAATATATTTGTAGGAGTTGATCCTGCTACAGATTCTGCTAGAAGAAATTCTGACTATAGCGTAATATTAGCTGTAGCAGTTACCCCAGATAAT